CAGAGGGAATAGTGATCTTCGGACAAAAGACTTTGCAAGTGCAAAGATCTGCGTTGGATAGAATTAATGTTCGTCGTCTGTTAATTTTCCTTAAGAAGCAAGTTTCTAGACTTTCAACACAGGTGTTGTTTGATCAAAATGTGCCTGCAACTTGGGAAAGATTTAAAGCTCTGGTTAATCCGTTCTTGTCCTCTGTACAAAGCCGACTTGGTATCACTGAATACAAGTTAATTTTAGATGAGACAACTACGACACCAGACTTGATTGATCAAAACGTCCTTTACGCTAAGATTTTCCTCAAGCCAGCAAGAGCTATCGAGTTCATTGCAATTGACTTTGTGGTATCCAGCACAGGGGCTTCTTTTGAAGATTAAACATTAAAAAAAAACACAAATGACTATATAATATTAAAGGAGACAAAATAGATGGCGTTTTGGACAGCAGTATCTGATGGGTCAAAAGATCCAAAAAGAACTTATAGATTTGTATTGCAAATTGCAAACTTAGGTGGTGGCACCGGATCAGATCAATCGGTAATTTGGTTTGCTAAAAAAATTGATAAACCTACATTTTCATTGACCGAATCGGAGCATAAGTATTTGATGCATTCTTATTACTTCCCTGGCAAACTTACTTGGAATGAAATTACAGCGACTGTAGTTGACCCATCTGATCCAGATGTAATTACAACTTTAGCTGGTGCTTTCGAAGCATCTGGTTACCAAGTTCCTGGTGTTCCAGCAGCCCCAAGCACAAGTCCAAACATTCATTTAGAAACAGTTGGTAAATCTAAGTCTGTAGGTGCTTTAGGTGTTGTTAATATTTTTCAACTTGATGCTGATGGCCAGGTTGTTGAGCATTGGAAATTAAACCAAGCTTGGATTAAGGAAGTTAAAGCGTCTGCGTTAGATTATGATAGTGAAGATCTTTCCACAATTGATATTGTTATTCGATACGACTGGGCTCAACTTGGCGCAGCTGGATCTGTTCTAGGCGATGTCAACGATGGACTATTCGCTAAAAATGCTCCTACTTGATATAGGTATTAAACATGTCTTTTTGGACAGATCCCGGAGACCCATTTCGTCCTTTTGCTGAGCCAAAAAGACCATATCGATATATGGTTCGTATCGATAAGTTTCAGGGTGGCCGTCCTTTTGCAAATGCTACAAGATCTGAGGGATTGCCTGAATATCTTTGGTATGCTGTAAGTTGTGATAAACCTGCTTTTAATATTGAAGTTTCAGAGCATAGGTTAAATAACAGAATTTATAAATTTCCCAAAGGTGTTACTTGGGAAGATATTACAATTGTTATGGTTGATACTGATTGTCCTTCTTTGGCTGAATTGCTTGGTAGATATCTTGAGGATGCGGGCGGACCGGCGCTCAACCGCCAGGCCGGCATTCAGACGCTCATTACGAGACGAATGCAGGCCGAGGACCGTGCGCTGGATGGTCAGTTTGTAGTGCGGCAAGGTGATATAAATACAACAGTGACAAAAGTATCTGCCGTTTCTGCTTTAGGTTTAACTAATATTTATCAACTTGATATGGATGGAAGAATTTTAGAAAAGTGGACACTGCATGGGGCTTTTATAAAATCTGTAAATTGGGGAAAATTAGATTATAATGATGATCAATTTATGAATGTAACTATGACTTTAACTTATGATTGGGCTACGGTAGGTGTTGGTTCTAGAGATATCGATAACGCATCACCGCTAAATCATCGGATGCATCCTTGGAGTCAGGAAAACGTTGAAGCTGTTAATTCATCAAATTCAGATCTTCCAAGCATTCACCATTTGCCAAACGGTCGCGGCTACTATGCAGCAGATGAAAACAACGATGGTCGCCCTGATATACTAGAAAACTACTTAGATGGTTTTATAGAGCAAGCCGTTGTAGAACAAGAAAGTAACGAATCATAAATTAATATTTGACAAATAAACAAGAGAGGTGTAACTTGTCAAGAAATAATCAAGATAGAATGGGCGCAAAACAAAGCGCCGGCGCAGAAGCGCCACCAGAAGTGTTAATGCAATCTGAAAAAAAAGACTCACTAAATTTTGTTGTTCCAACTGAATTTGTTGAGCTGCCATCAAAAGGAAAATATTATCCTGAAAATCACCCTTTGTATATGCAAGAAAGCATTGAAATTAGATACATGACTGCTAAGGATGAGGATATTTTAACTTCTAAAACTCTTTTAAAGCAAGGTGTTGCCTTAAATAGATTTATTAGTAATATTATTGTTGATAAAAGAATTAGTTCAAACTCTTTGCTTACCGGTGATAAAAATGCTGTCGTGGTAGCAGCAAGAGTTTCAGGATATGGTGCAAATTATGCAACTAGAATTCCTTGCCCTGCTTGTTTGTCAAACGTTGAATACGAGTTTGATTTAAATGAAAAGGTTGTTACTGAAGGTGAAATTAATGAAGATGAAGGTGTGTTTTTAACCGAAAACAACACTTTGATGATTCGCACTCCAGTAACAAACGCAGAAGTTGAGATTAAATTAATGACAGGTTCTGATGAAACAGCGCTTGTAAAGAAGACAAAAGGATCAAAAAGCAATGATTTTTCCATTACTAAGCAATTAAAAGCTATGATTGTCTCTGTTAATGGTGATAATTCTCAAATGATTATTAGAAGATTTGTTGATACTATGCCTGCTAAGGATTCTCGACATTTAAGAAACGCATACAAGAAGGCTTCGCCCAACGTTGATTTAACTCAGCATTTTGAATGCTCTGAGTGCGGGCATGAACAGCCATTGGAGGTTCCGTTTACAGCGGACTTTTTTTGGCCTGACCGATGAATATATGGAAAACACGTATGAACAATTTTTTTATTTGAAATACGTGGGCAACTGGAGCTTTATCGAGGCTTATAATTTACCAGTTGGTTTAAGAAGATGGTTCGTGCAAAGATTAGCAAAACAACTTCAAAAAGAAAAAGAAGCAATTGATGAAGCAAGCAGCAAGTCTGGCGGTTCATCTGGCAAATCTTATGAATTAAATTCACAAACACAATCTATGTTAAATCAGCACGGTAGCCCAGGCATGCCCAAAATTTAAGACTGGCTAGCCGCATGCCAGTCTTTTTTTTACTTTATCTAACTATTTATTGTATGTTGGGGGATCATTTATGGAAAAAATTAATGAAGACATTGTAAATTCTTATGTTATTGATTTTGCGAAGCTTAGAGATGATAAGCTAAATGAGATTTTTTTAAGAGCTTTTGGTAATTTAACCAAGTGGTTTTTGAAAAGAGTTTACGGTGATAAGATGCTTGGAGCTTTAGTTGGAGAGGGTGACGTTGATGTGTCTCCTGCTGATGTAAAAATTGTAGGCAAGCCAGAGGAAGTTAAATCATATGCCATGGCACTAGAGGCTGAAAAAGATCACATTGTCCTATATAATGAATATGGACCTGATCATCCAAAAACAGCCAGGGCAAAGGCTATTTTAGATGTGAAAACAAGAGAATTTGAAAGAGCGACCGATATTCCTTGGCCTATCGAGTAGGAGATAATTTATTGTGGCTACAGATCAAGAAAAGTTAGATCGTTTACAACAAGAGATAGATCTCTTAAACCGAGTCACGTCTGCTACACAAGCTGCAGCTGCAGCTGAATCTGGCTATGCTGCAAAAATGAAACTTAGAGCCCAAATAGCAGCCGATGCTGTAGAGCTACAAAAAAAAGAAATTGAAATATTAAAGATACAAGCTAAAACTAACGACGCCGCCGCCGCAGCCCTTGTTAACGCTCAAAAAACACTTGAGGATCTTGAAAAAGCGTCTAAAAAAGCAGCCGGCGCCCAAAAAAGATTTGGCGATTCTCTTTTTGAATCTATGGGCTTTACTACGGACATGGAGAATCGACAAAAGGGCCTTATAGAAACATTAAAAGAATCTGACGATATTGTCGCAGATTTATCTGAATCGTTCAAAGAATTAAAAGACTCTGGAGCACTCACAGAAGGAATTATGAGGGGTGTTGATGACATTTTGCTTGGGTTAGCCGTCAATGCATTTAAGTTAGCCTTGGCTAACGACACAGCAATGGCCAGCTTCAACAAAGCTACAGGCACTGGAGGCCGATACGAAGAACAATTAAAAGCACTGTATCGAGAAAATAATGAATTAAGCGTTTCTATGGAAGATAATGCAAATGCCTTTGGCGCTTTATTTAATAACATGAGTCAGTTTAGCACTTTTAGTGCAGACATGCAAAACAATTTAACAGAACAAGCAGCTTTGCTTGAAAAAGTCGGTGTTGCAAATGATGACTATGCTAAATCTATAGAAATTTCAACAAAAATGTTGGGCATGAGCACTGAGGCCGGCATGGAGGCAACAAACGAATTGGTTGCCATGGCAAAAGATATGGGCAAAGCACCTGGAGAATTGGTTAGCGAGTTTAACGCCGCCGGCCCAGCATTGGCCAAGTTTGGAGATCAAGGTGTCGATGTCTTTAAAGATTTAGCGGCTGCAGCAAAGGCCACAGGTTTGGAAACAAGCCGACTGCTTGAAATAACTGGAAAATTTGATACATTTGAAGACGCTGCTTCGTCTGTTGGTAGCTTAAACGCTATCTTAGGTGGCGATTATCTTAACAGCATGGAAATGATCTCAACAACAGACCCAACTGAGCGGCTAAGAATGATGAGAGATGCTGTTAATGAAGCTGGCTTAAGTTTTGATTCAATGGGCTATTATGAAAGAATCGCGCTTCAAGAAGCAATGGGCTTAAAAGACGTTGGAGAGTTGGCAATGATGATGTCTGGAGATATAGATCAATTTGCCGCTTCAACACAAATGAGCGCTGAAGAATTAATAGAACAAAAAGAAGCTGCAGCCGCCGCCCAAGACGTGCAACAAAAATTAATGGCGATTCTGGCAGACAATTCTCAATTGTTTTTAAGTTTGGCTGAATCTGCTATTGCCTTTGTTGAAACGCTCAACAATTTGGCGCCAATACTAAAATTTTTAATACCTGCAATGCTAGCTTTTTCAATAGTTACAAAAACTTTGGCTATAGCACAAATATTTCAAGCTGCAGCGGCGAACTCCTCAGCCTTGTCCATGAGGAGGCTTCTCCTTATTGTCGGGGCATTGGCGGTGATTTTGTTCTTAACAACTTTCATGTCTAACTTTGTTGAGGGTATCTTTAAATTAGGGCTCGCATTTATTTTTATGGCTGTTGGAGTACGTCTTTTAAACGGAGTTAGTAAAAGCGTAATCCCAATCTTGCTAGCAATGGGAGCCGCAATGTTAATGATAGGTACCGGCGTTTTTATGGCTGCAACTGGGTTTGCTAACTTGGCAGACGCAATGTCTCAACTAAATCCAGCACAATTGCAAGCATTCAACACTGCATTAGTAATATTTGGTGTTATATTTATTGCTCTTTTGGTTGCTCTTGGTGTTTTAGCGTACTCTGGTTTGGGTGAGGCAGCGGTATTAATTATGCTAGGCTTTGGAGCCGCTGTCTTGTTGGTTGGCGCCGGTATTTTTCTTATTACAGCGGGTATTGGATTAATGGCCGAGGGTTTTGCAAAAATATTTGAAGCTATTGATATAAACAAAATGATAGCATTCGCAGGATTTATTGCTGCCTTAGTTTTAGGTGCATATTTAATGCCAGTGGCAGCTTTAGGGCTAGGTGCAATGGCTCTTGGCTTTGGTGGCTTGGCATTGGCTTTGGCGATGATTAAGACAGCTGACTTAGAAGCAATTGCAAAATTTGCTGAAAACTTAGGAAACGTCGAGGCATCAATGTTGACTTTGGTTGCTGATGAAATTGAAAGAATCGCCGTGGCAATTGATAGCATACCAACTGCAAAATCAGTTTTACTAACTGGATTGTTTAAAGCTGGTGTTGTTGGTCCAATTGGCGGCGGTGGCGGTGGTGGAAAAGAAGTGAAAGCGCCACCACCCGCACCAATTGAATTGCATGTTGCAGTTCATGTTGGAAATGAAAAGCTAGATGAACATATTAGAGAGATTTCATCAGAGGAACAGGAAGCAGGTATAACGAAAGTTTTATCAGAAGCATTTAGATTTTAGGAGGATATGAAATGCCCGGTTTATATAATAAAATAAATATAATTGATGGCCACTGGTGGGATGGCCAAGCGCAAGGAAAGCAGGGCTCTTTTACTGGTGGTGATGGTCATTTGATGGAGCAGGGAGATGGCAACGCACGTGCTTCATTGCTCACTTTTAGATCTATTATAGACGACTCACACATCGCTGAATTTACACCATTTATAACAAGTCTTTCCGACAACTGGAGTTCTGATTGGTCAGCGGAGCATGTTTTTGGTCGTAGTGATCCAATTTATCAGTGGAAATCAACTGGCAGGAGCATAAGCTTGGGATTCAAAGTTCCAGCGGGAAGCTACAGAGAAGCGTATGTAAATATGTGCAATGTTTCAAAATTAAGTAGAATGCTTTATCCTTATTATGCTGATGGTAGGGTTTCACTAGCAACAGCTGTTGCAAAGGCTCCACTTGTCAGGATTCGTTGGGCAAATTTAATTATGAATTCACAAGATGCAGAATGGACGCCTGGTCTTGGCTCTGGCGAAAGTTCAATACATAATGGTTTGCTTGGTGTGATCAGATCATTGTCAATTACACCGGACTTAGAAGAGGGAATGATCGAGGGCCCCGGAGAAAATTCTTATTATCCAAAGCTTTGGAATATTTCGGTAGATTTTGGCGTGCTTCATGAAAATATTTTAGGCTTTAGTAAGACGGATGTTTACCATGCCGCAATTGAGGCCGTTGTGCAGGACGGGGAAACTATTCCTGGAGCGGACGCATATACAACCTATGCATATAATTGGATTCCAGAAATGGGGGTTGATGAAAATGACATAACTGCTACTGGATATCCATATGGAATAAAATCTGACGGTTGTCAAAATTATGA